GGCTTGGCTCTTTATAGGGTAATGGCAGGATATTCTCGCGGATTGACCCACTAGGCACGTCCACATCACGGAATTCACCCGGCCCGATGGGGGTATCGCCCGTAGTTACGCGCATTCCACGGGATTTCAAGCCACCCGGTAGGTTAGATAGTGTACCTGCGTCCACTAATTGACGAATTATAGAGGTTCCAGCCCGTGCATAGCCGCCAATAATGTGAATTAGGCCCAATCCGTAGAAGCCAAACCCCGGAACGTACACATAGTGGACGAAATGCTGGCGTTTTATCATCAATGGGTCATCAGGATTCCAGTTTCTGCGTACCGCAAGGACTGTTCCTGTGCCTTTTTCTATACTAACTACGTAAGGCTTGGCAATTTGCAAGGAATCGTCGTTCTTATCTGCCCCATCTACCTCATCAATGACAATATCGGCGTGTATTTCGTACACCGCGTAGCGGTCATCAGTAGTTAGGGATATTCCAGACTGTTCAGCCTTGGCTTCTTCAATGTCTGTAGTGAAAGACACGGGATCACCAAGGTCTACTTCCCGATAAAACCCTGCATCTTGCAGTTTTACCATCTCATTCTTGGTTTTACGCATCACATGAGTGACACGCTCGGCTGATTCCAGATTAGACGCGCCGTAAGGGACAATCATGTCTTCCGCTGGAATGTAAATTGCGGTCTGTCTGTTTAAGTTTGGATCAAAATAAACTTTCTTAAACGCCGATCCAGCCAATCCTAGGCTGTACAGCATACGTTCATGCTCTGGCCTGTACTCCACCATCACATCAGTAAGCTCGTAGTTCATATCGGTTTTAACGCGCAGAGCTGCGTCTTCTTTGTCTTGCGTTATTTCACCTAGTATCTGAGTTTTCACAGGGCCAGCCGCTGGGAATGTCTCACTCATGGCTTCTGCTTGAAATCTTATAGCTGCTTCTGCTAGTACTGTGCTATACACACCACAGGCATTTTCCCAAGGCTCAGTCCTGTCTTCATAACTAAACCCTAAAACCTCTAAACCTTTTACAAAAGTATCAGCCCAATCACGGCGTGATCCTATGTCCCCGTCTACCGCGCCTACCAAATCACCCGACAACTCATTTAGTTGACCGTCATCCATGTATTCTGCAAGGTTTGCTTCAAACGGCGCGTTAGCAATGTCTGAATCTGCCATGTCTGGAACCAGTGTTATCTCTACGCCGCCGTCTTCCAGAGTCATTATCTCTGGCTCAACCTCAATTTCTAACTGCTCCACTACATCAACTTCTTCGCCCAAGGGGGCTGCAAATAAACTTTTCTCAATAGCCATATTTTTTATTCCTCAATTGCTGCCCATTTACCTGCTGGGCAACTTTCTCCCATCAGCCATACTTTAGCTGGCATAAAGCACCCACATACCTTACAAACTTGTACTGCTTTAATTAAATTAGGGCAATTGTTGCAAATAGAAAGCCTATCTACTACGTTTTGTTGGTTATCCCCCAGTTTAATATCCACCTAATAATACCCTTTGTGACGGAAGCCTTTAAAATATTGAATTTCATCAGGTTCATCAGTAGGTAGAGAAACAAAACCACCCTGCCTAAAACGCATCAAAGCCATTACCGTAGAGTCAACAAGGTCATCATGTGGCATGAAAGGAAACCCAGCTAATTCTTCTACAAGTTCTTCTGCCCACCTTGTTTGAGGAACCCACACTAATCCTGAACTTACAATATCTGATACAGAATTCAAACGTGCAGTCTTATCTCCTGTCCCTCTGTGCGGAGTATACTCTTGAACTATCATCCCTGTCCTACGTAATTCTTGGTAAAGTGGTGTGCCATTGCTTTTCTTTTCCACTATAAAAGCGTCTGGTTGCCATTCTTCATATTCTTCTTGCGCTAATTTTTTTAACTCTGGAAACTCTACTCGTTTTTTAATTGAATTAAGCAGAATAATAGAATGACACCCTTCTGTTTCGTTGAGAAAAACACCCCATGTGGTTAATGCGGTATAGTCAGCACGATTGTGAGTTTCCGCCGCAGCGTCTAGAGACATAATTAGATAACTGCATTCAGGGGGTCTTTCCTCTTTCCACTCTTTCCACCACTCTCGTTTTACTAACGCGGCTTCTTCTGCTGTAGGATTCTGTTGGTATTGAGCGTTCCATTGAAACAAAGGCATTGATGCTTTAGTTCGTTGCAAAGCATCTAAATTAAAAAATTCAGGCCACAAAGGTTTTTCTACAACTTTAGCTTCAGTTATTTTTTTACCTTTCTTTTTCTTAACCGTTTTATTTTCAACTTCTAAAATAGCAGGGAACTCAACAATCTCATACTGATCAGCTTGATCGTTCTGTGCCATGTCCCGCACCACACGACCGGTCAAATCATCTAAATGCCAACGGGTTTGTACAATAGCTACCCTACCTCCGGGCATCAAACGTGTTCGTGCACCGTAGGTGAACCATTCGTAAGCCTTATCAAACACATCAAAATTACCGCTTAACACATCTTGCTCAGAGTGCGGATCATCAATTAACAACAAGTGTGCACCACGACCTGCGATAGAGGAACCTATACCACAGGCATAATACTCACCGCCTACGTTTGTATTCCAACGGCCAGCACTTTTGGAATCTACTGCTAATTTCACGGTAGGGAAAATCTTTTGATACTCTGGTGTAGAAATAAGATTACGTACTTTACGACCAAAATCTACAGCTAAATCAGTGGTATGCGATACCATCATTACTTTTTTATCTGGGTTTCTACCCAAAAACCACGCTGGGAAATAAATAGAAACTAACTGAGACTTACCGTGACGAGGGGGAATATTTACACATATCCTGTCTTTCCCAGTATCTGTTAGGGGTGCACCTTCTTCATCATAGGCACGTCCCTGTTCTATCTCCATTAGCAAATCAGCCAGCAGTCTATGATGTCTTCCTACTTTATAATCAGGCTGCATGAGTTTACAAAACTCAATGAGGTCATTGTAACAGTCAACAATTTGTTGCTGCGCCAATACCCCATCTAATAAATCATAAATCTCTTCTTGTTCTTGAGGAGGGTAAGTATCAATGTTGTCCAACATAAATTGACATTCTTCAGGAGAAAGATCATCAGAATCTTGGTCTAATAAGGTTTGAGTCATTCCTGTTTATCTTTAGCAGGAACTTCATACACGCCTTCCGCGTTTTGTTTAAGCACTTCTAGTTTGGCACGTAGTTTTTCTTTGAGTTCCGTTGGGTTTTGATGGGTTACCGTAATTTCTTTACGGTCTGTAAATAACCCTACATCCGTCATTTTGCCCAGACTAATGAGTGCTTGCATCCGTGTACTGTCTTTTTTGCTTTCAGTTTCAAGGATAAGTTTATTAACCACCAAGTTTCTAATCTCAGCAGCATGTTCTGCTACTAACTGCCCAAACTCTTTTAGTATGGCGTTGGTTTGCACCAACGAGGCAGGAGTCATGGTAGACGTTCGGGCGTGGCTTACAGCTTTAGAAGTCTTTTCAACGTCCTGTGCGTAGGACGCAAGCAGTGTGGAAGCAACGTTGTTATCTTGGTCGCTTGGGGAAATGAGCAATCCATGATCTTCCAACTCTGTAATTGTTTCACACGCCGCTTGCGCCCTATCACACAGATCGGTGTAACTCACATTGTCAGGAATCTCGATACCAATTTCAGGGATAAGAGCTAACGTCATGTTTTGTATACTCTTTGCAAGCTAAAAGCCGTTAGCTGTGTAGTATAAAAAATAAAAAATTTTTTAGCAAGATAACTTGGGACTCCTATAGGGGGGTTCCACGTGGAACAGGGGGGTGGGGTGCGAACCAAAGAGGGTATAAAAAGAGGGGGTGGGGGTCATTTTTGAGTAAAAAACCAAATTTATTTGAGCAGATTAATATGTATATGTACGCATGTGCGCGTCACACGCAAGCGGCCCATACCCCCTAGGTGGGGTCAAGCCTACCCAGCTTAGACCAAAACGGCGCGTCATGACGCGTCGAATCAAATTCATAAGCCCTTGATTCTATTGGGATTTTTACCTCGACTTGACAACGCAAACATGTTTGTGTAGCTTAGTAATCGTTCCATAGCGGAACAGCCACGTCACTTGACGCGGTTTACTTTTATCGCATACATGTGTATGCAAGGAAATCTTTATGGATACTTTAAACATTGCTGTTACTTTAAACCTTACTGCTGTACCTACTAAACTTCGCATTGACCATACTGCGGCTGTTAAGACTGAGCGTAGGGCGAAGAGTAAGTATGATGCTGTCTATGATGAGTATTATGCAATCGGGTATCGTAGTAAGCACCTCACTAAAGAAATCTCTAACAATGCTTCCGTTGCAACGGGTGATTCTGAAAAGATGTCTAATCCTTTGTACGAAGATATTTGGGATATCGGTGTTCGTGCTTTACCCGCTAGGTTACAGACATTAGCTTACATGTCCGACGCTGACGCTTTGTCATTACCTAAACCTGACAGGGCAGACAGGTCAGCCGCTAGGACAGTAGGGCGCGACACGGTACACAATACAATCAAAGCACTAGATAGACGTGACTCGATTGTTGAGGCTTCAAAGGCAGCAAAGGAAAGACGTGAAAAGATAATTGCTCTAATACCTAAAAAGGCGGGTGACGAAGCAAAGGACAAAGACGCAGAGGCGTTGGTTAATAACAACCCCAAGGAAGGGCAAAACTATGCCAAGCTATTCGCTGAAGCTAAGCTGCAACTTGAGCAAAATGAAAGTGTAGATCACTACAATAAATCCATTCCTATCAAAGTGGCCAGTTTAATCAGCACCTTGGCGAAGGCAGAAATGCACGAAACGGAAAGGAAATATCTAGATCGGTTTTTAACTAGAATCGACCCACAGAGACAAGAGGAGGGGTAAGTAAGTAACACTCAAGGGGAGTCACTATGTGGCTCCCTTTGATACCAGTATCCGGCTTGCTTACCATCTCAGTATCCTTCCAGTATCACGACACCCAATCTAAATACCACAGCAGTATCTCAGAAATCAGCGCGTCATGACGCGTCAAACATGTTTGCCTATCGATACCAGTATCCAGCTTGCTGGCTATCTTAGCTGTAATCCGCATGGTTACTGCATTGTAACCATTGTTACCTTTTCCATTTTCAAAAGCGTAACGTTTGAATAACTTAGTTTAGTCTAGTTTAGTTCAGTTTAGTTATATCTAGTTACGCTATCTCTATACTTAATTACCTATTGTTACCATTGTTACCATTGTTACCATTATATATATACATTAGGTTCTTTAAGTCTTTTAGTTATTTATAAATCTTTTCCCCGCCTAAGAGATAGGGTAAAAGCTAGAAGTTCTTTTTAAAAGGTAACATTGGTTACAAAGTATCTTTTCGCGCCACACGTGGCCTTCAGCAATTCAAAAAGGTAACAGGAAAGTAACAATGGTAACAATAGGCCAAAGTTATATAGGTATTCTTAAGTATTATTGTGTTTAATTCCACGCGTCATGACGCGTCATTCTAAAAATTTAATACAAACTATATTTTCATAACTATTGACATACACAAACATGTTTGCTATAATAGGTGTTAATAGTGAGAGGAAGGTAACAATTGAATCACTATTCATTTTGGCGCGTCATGACGCGTCGTTTTTAACTTACTGGAGGACAACGATATGCAATTACAAATCATTAGCACGACACAAGAACAGACGCGGGTACGCATTGCCACAGACGAGGGCATTGATACCGTCAAGATCCCTAACGTTGACCGATTCCGTTTCGATAGTGACCCAGTACTCAACGATGAGTACTTCCTAGAATCATTACGTGAAGAGTTTGGAGGGTAGGACAATGCACAAACCTT